GTTGACGATAGGGCCGTCATTAAGGTCTGTGGTGCTTGCTGCATAGATTCTTGCGATGTATTCAAGGACTTGACCTGTGGTCACGCCCCACTTTGCGGCAAGGACAGAAACTTCTTCACTTGAAATTGTCTGATCCGATAGCACTTGCAAGAGGTCGGCGTATCGTTGCGCAGCATCGTTAAGTTTCATCTGCGCTTCGAGGTTTTTCATTATTGCATCAACTCGGCGAGCTTCTTCCAAGTTGCCTTGCTTTATTAGATTCAGTCGAGCTGCTTCAAGTTGAATTGGGTCTTTCTCAGTTGTTGGCTTCACGCCTAACTTAGCAAGGGCCGCCAAACCTTTCTTTGTTGCAAGTTCTAAGGCTGCGGCTTTCGCTGCGTTCTTGGATGCAGCCGTGTTCTTGTTCTGAGTGACAGTAAGTTTGTCAAGGCCCTTGGTGTAATCATTAGCGCCAAGTTTCAGGGCTTTGAAGTCAAAATCTAAATTGTCGGATGTCGAGTCGGCTGTGTCACCAAACTTCTTCATTGCGACATTTATGCCAATTAGAGCAGCAGTAAAGGCTGCCGCTCCTAGAGCTGCTGAAGCTCCGCCTGTGGCAAGAGCAGTCGCACCTGCGGTTAGAAGGCTTTGAGTTCTTAGTGCCTTCATTATCAAAATGATGGCTTTTATAGCGCCAACAAAAGCGGTGACTGCTGCTGCTACTTTTGCACCAGCAAAGGTTGCAATTAAAATTGCACCTAGTTGCTTAAATACATCTATATTTCTAGCCACAAAATTGAAGGCATCATAAAGGCTCTTGGCAAAGGCGACAACATAACCAACAGCGTTTTCAAAAACACCTGCTAATTTTTCCCCATTGGCTTCAAGCCAACTCTCTATTGCAGGAACGACCTGTTGATTTATGACTTGAACTAAATTTTCCAAAATTGGTAAAAAGCGATAACCAATAGTTTCTAAAATCTCACCAAATCTTAATTTAAGAATTTGCATTTGACCAGCAAATGTGTTGGCATTTTCCTGCGCTGCGCCACCATATAAGTCAGCAAGTTGTTGAGTGAGTGCAACTAGGTCGCCGCTTGCAATTGCGTTTCTATCGAGGGCAGGGAATAATCTTTGAAGCGCAGTGAAGTTTCCATTTTGCGCCTTGGCAAGTGCTGATGTAATTGTTGAAAGACTCTTACCTGATCCTGCGGCAACATCGAGGGAAAGTCCGAGAAGCGTTTGTGCCTGAGATAAATCTCCACTCGCGGTTGCCAAAACCGCCAAGGCAGGTCGCAATTCATCATCAGCAACGCCAAGTTGATTTTGAAGAGAGAGGATAAACGCCTCGGAAGCTGCTATGGCCTCATCACTTGCGCCGACTGTATTGCGCAGAGCATTGGCAAGCAGGACTTGGCTCTTCTGATCTTCCATTGCGGCTTGAACCGCATCCTTGCCAATTTTGATGGCAAGCGCCCCTGCTGCGAGGGCAGCAACGCCGAAGGCTTTGGCAATTTTCTTGCCGGCATTTTGAAACTGTTTCTCAAGTTTGTTCAGGTCTTTGACAGCCTGCTTGGAACCTTTGTCGTTGTAAACTGTGACAATGCGTTCAAAAATTGCCATCAGTTATTCCTCTCTCTTGCTCAAATTTGCATCCATACGCGCTTGAGCTTTGTTCTCGGCATCTTTAATTGCCGCAAAGATAGCGCGTTGCGCATTCTTCTTGTTGTCATCAACTGACTTAATTAGAGCGCGACCTTTATCATTGCCCAATTGTTTCGAAGTGGGAAGAACTCCATAATACTTTTCAATTGCTTGGATAAAATCTTGAGAGGCAGTTGGGTTTGTTGATCGTGAAGCGCGGGTTCTAGCGCGACTTGCCTTGCTTCCACGACCAGCAGTTTCAAAGATAGCGCCTGCCTTGTCACGCTGAACAACTCCGTAAGAATTGCGAAAGCCTGAGTTAGTTGATTTAGAACTAGGACTGACTGTCTTGATTCCTGCCCTTGCTTTGCTAACATCAAAATTGACAAAACCGCCACGACTTTTGTTCTGCGCTAGTGGCCCGATTAAACCTGCACTCTTATTCTCACGGGCCCATCCTGAAGGATGTATGTCACTTGGAATTAGTTGTTTGGCATCGGTGACTATTTTACTGAGAGAACGCTTGATGTCTTTATCAAGTGCTTTCTTTAGGTCAGGCGCGAAACGCTCAAGGGCTGTAATTGTTGAATTAACTCCTTGAAGAGAAATTCTATAATTTGGTGAGTCCATTATTTGTTTCGCGCCTTTGCTCGTTCCTTCACATACACAAACATTGCCTCAAGAATGCCATCAGGTGCATCAAGTAATGCCACCGGCGAAATGCCCGACTCCACAGAAAGAGCTGCTATTGAATAAGTCAGGCTATCTCTGTGGATTCGGAAGAAGGGTCGGTCACCAGCGTGACTTCTTCAAGAGTGTCAAGGAAGTCATTGCCAAAAGGTTTGACAACGCGACCATTGTGCTTCATCGCAGACCAAGCCAAGAAATAGATGTGTTCTAGTTTCTGCTCTTCTGCAATTAACTTGGCCAAACCTTTGCCATACTTCTGCTCAAACTCCACAATGACTCTTGGTCGAAGTGAATAAGTTGCATCAACCTCATCGGTTGTGACAACTCTTATTTTTAATCCATCCATTTTTTCCCCCTAGTAGATTTAACTTGTTGATTTCGTGATTGCGCCTGAAATTGGCCAAGTCACGCTCGCAGTTGCTAGTGATCCGACAGACCCGTTGAGAGGTGTCCACTCGGCGACAAGCACTGAGAAATTGTATTTGGGATTTGTTGCGCTAACACTTGTGTTGACAGGTCGAACTTCACAGGCAACGGCAGTGCCGAGCAACGGATAGATTGTTGCCTCAACTGACCCTGATGCGTAGTCCTGGAGAAATTCAAACGAAACGGAATTATCGGCAAGGCCGGCAATCCTGCGTTTCGCAGTATCACCAAAACTTGTCACATCAATAATGTCAAAGGCAGTGCTTAAAGTGACACTTGAAATCGATGACGATAAGTCAGTCGATGCAAATGTCACCAAGGCATTATTGAGAACAAGTTTCGGCATATTAGGAAGTTGCTTTTGTGATTGCTCCGCTTACAGGCCAAGTTACAGAAGCAGTTGCAAGTTCTCCAACAGCTCCATTGAGTGGTGTCCACTCTGAAACAAGACAAGAAACAGTGTAGAGAGGATTAGTCACTGCTGTTGCTCCGCTTACAGGCTTGACAGTGACAGTTGTGACTGTTCCTAAAAGTGGGAAGATTGTTGCTTCAACTTCTCCTGAAGCATAGTCTTGGTGGAATTCCAACGAAATGGAATTATCTACAAGACCGCCGACACGGGTGCGAGCTGCGGCGGTTGCAAATGCGGTAGTTTCTACGACATCAAATGATGAATTGAGCGTAATTGATGACACTGCATCACTGAGATCAACTGCATTGACTGTGACAACAGCATTGGTGAGAACGATTTTTGCCATTAGATTTTGGCTCCTTCTTGTGCTGGTTTGATTGTTGGTTGACTTGCTTGACTTGCTTGTATGTGGCCACTTGCAATGAGAGCATCAATGTTTGCGCCTGCATCTTCTAACTCTTTCAAGGTAAGAACCTCACCTTGTTTTTTCCCACAGACCTCGCGGCCTGAGATGACCTTGTAAGCCATTATTTTCTCCTTATCCCCAAATCGTGAGTCTGTATCGGTAAGAGAGAAATGAAACTCCCTGTGAGTCATAAGTGCCTGCTTCGGCTCCTGTAACACGCAAGGTGTTCACTGCTCCTGACAAAGTGCGATCGATTTCAAGCGCCGTCTTGATAGAGCCAGAGCCAGTTCCTGCAAGGAAGGCATCCAACTTGTCTTGTCCTGAGCGTTCTGAAAAGCGTTGCACAATCACAAGAACATCAACTTGCGCTTGGTCTAAACCACGGGCGTTGTCGATGTCGAATGTGAAATCTAGTTGGCCTACAACTGCGGCAGGCGGAGTCACAGTGTCAGGAATTAAGTCATAGACCCGAAGCCCTGTGATGGTTTGAAGATTAGTTTTAAGACCATCTCGAACTTGGCTTGGATTCATACTGCCAATCCGTTGTTTCTCTTAATTGGGCGTAGGAAGGCTTCTACATCAGGGTCGAGCCTTGATGAGAGTCGGACAGTTCCAAGTTCAGGAGTTCCTGCGATTCCAAAGGGTGATTGCTTGCGAACGAATATGCGAGAGCTTTGAATGATGCAGGCTTGCTCGACTTCGGAGGGAACGGCAGGCCAACCCCAAACGCCCTTCACGCGACAGGCTTGAGGGAGGTAGTAAGGCCAAACATAACGGCCCACTGCAAGAAGCCTTGTGTAAGGCCATCCACGCAGACTGTTATTGACAGGCTCTTCCATAAAGTCAGAGGTCGCCCAAACAGTTGACCAAGTTTGATTGAAGCCGTCATCTGTTGCAATTTCATTGATAGAAACATAATCATCAACTGCAAGGCTCCAAGGATCAGTTGGTGTGTAATATCTTGTGACAGGGGCAAGACTTGTTCCATTGGCATAGAAGAAGCGACCTGTAAAGTCATCAATCATTCTGCTTGTCGAAGTGATGGCAAGCTCAAGCAGAGCATCATCGCTGGTGTCAGTTATCGTCAGGGATGATTTGAGTTGTGCGAGAGTCGCGTATCCGTTGGTTATTGCCACTAGATTTCCTCTTCTTCGGTTTCAATTGAATTGCTCGTTCTAGCTTAGGCAGAGCCATTGCCGTTTCTTTGCGCTTTAATCTCGCCATAAATTGTGGTGTTCTTCCTTTAGCCAAAAAGACTTTGAATGTGGAAGCACTGCTGCGGTGTTGACATAAATTGGAAAGCCAAGTGACCTAATACGGCGAGAGAAGAGCAAGTCCTCGCCAATCCATTGCCCGTTGATAGGCCCATCCCAAAACCAACACCAATCTTTGCCTTGATTTGGGTCGGCTGCTTCTCGTATTGCCTCAAGAACGCTTCTATGTATTAGCAGACAACCGGTGCCTGCGGCATCTATCTCAAAGACAGAGTTCTTGTCATATTTGTAGAGTGGCAAGAATCCTTCAGGTGTATCTTGAAAAATTGCGGGAACAGGCTTTGGATAGGGTTTGCCTATAACACTGAAGCCTGCAAAGACTAGACCTGCGACAACAGGGCGTTCTTTGTCGTGCGCTGTTTCGCATAGTTGATCAAAAGTAAGAACATCAAGCTGCTCATCGGAATCAATCATCAAGAGCCAATCAGACTCAGTCATCTCCAAGAAGTGCTTGACCACGCGATTGCGCTGTTTGGAAAGTAAGCCTGACCCTTTTATTCTAACAAATGGGCCGAGCCTTGATGCTCTTGCGGAAGCTAGTTGAATTAAATGATATGCAAAGTTTCCATTCACCATTCCAGGGTCGCAAGACCCGATTGAAACTGTGTGACCTGTTTTCATTGATTCCCCCGAATCATTTAGAAGTGTAAGAGTGTCCAAGTCGGGGGCCTTGAACACTCTTACACAATTTAGTTTCCTTCTATTGATTAGAAGCTTGGTGTAGTTAAACCAGTTCCTGAGATGATTGTGTTGGCTGTTGGGTAACGACCAGCAGAGAATGCTGCGTATCCATAGACAACAGTTTTGATTGTGAGGTTTCCTGCACCTGTTGCATCATAGCGAAGGGTGAATGGAGAACCTGCTTGCTCCCAAAGGTGACATTCACCTGCGGTAACAACATAGATTTCATCTTGATTTGTGCTTGAGCCATAGGTTGTGAGAATGCTGGCATCGGTAATGATAGGCAAGCCCATCATCTGATAACCAGAGTTTCCGTAAATGGCTGCGCCTGCGCCTGTTGCAACTGCGTTTGTTGGGCCATTAGCAGCAGGAACAACAAGTGGTCTGTTCGAGCCGTCAATGCCTGCAAGCAAGAATGCTAGACGGCGTGGGTGCATTAGGAAGTGAGTTGGTTGCACAAATGAGTTTGTCTGAATTTTCTGAACAGCATCAGCAAGTTTTGGATACAGAAGGGCAACTGTTGGTGCAGTAGTTGTGAAAGTGACAGTGTTGCCACTTGCATTGCGTAGTCCTTCAATTGTTCCTGCGGTTCCTGCGCCATTAATGATTTGATTGTCAAGTGTGGTGTGCCAAGAACGGATAAGGTCTTGAGCAACGAACGCATCAATTCCTGTTCCTCTTTCAATCGCCTGACGGCTTAGGTCTTGCTGACCAGCAATTGTGCGAACATTGATTGTCAATAGTGTGTCATCAACATCGGTTTCGCTAACTGCATCGTTCTGTGTTACCTGAACAGCAGTGCTTGATCCTGTGGTCATTCTTGAGATATTCAAGGTCATTCCAGCAGGTGGCAATGTGTGCTTAGCTGTTGCAAAGTCTGCGAACGGGCGACCTGCGCGAGCAAGTGGCGCTGCAAACTCTGTGAGATACTGTGGAATTACAAGTCCCTCAAACTGTGCTGTTCCAACATCGCGGCGCTCGATTGACTCTTCGCGCTGATGGCGAGCAAGTCTTTCCTGAGCTGCGTAGTCAGATTTGAATTGTGCGTTGTAAGCATCCTTGAAGAAAGAAGAATCTGACTCAGGTGCATAGGTGCGAACTTCTTTTGTCACCTTGAAACCGCCGACCTTTGGGGTTGCGATTTCTGCTACTGCCTCACGAGCTTCAGAAGCCTTGCGGTCTGCTGTTGCTTGCGCGGAGAGCTTTTCAATTTTCTCGTCAAGAGAACGGGATTCAGATACGAGAGCATCAACCTTGGTTGTTTCCTCTGCGGTGAGATCAGTGCGATTCTCTGAAGCTACTGCCTCAAGAACTGCATCCATCTCAGCCTTCACTGCATCACGGCGCTCGACTACTTTGTCAAGATATGACATTGTATTTTTGCTCCTTATGATTGGTTTTTAGAGGTGGTGGCCAAGAAACTTGCGGCGCTTCTAGGGTGCAAGGTTGGCTCCGACTTCAATCTGCTCTTGTGAGCAGAAACTTATTTTCTTGAACTGATAATTGCTTGGGCGAGGCGCAGGGAAATCTTGCGACCTGCTTCTTCACTTGGTTCAGGTAGTGGGTCAATGGCGCGAAGCTCTGATGCCTTATGACCGACAAGGGTGTCGGTTGCAACATAGCCATCACGGAGTTCTCGATAGAGGCGGATTAAGACCGCAGGATCGCCTTCTTCTGCCGTAATTGTGAAACTTGAGCCAGGAACATTGATACTTCCTTCTCTCTCCACGCGCACAATCTTGCCACGAGCAGTTCCACCCGATGAATCCCATTCGACAAAATCGCCGACAACATCAACGGCGCGCTTCTTGTCATCTTCGTCTTCATCCATTTCATAGTCCTCACCATATTGGCGGTCATTCATTAAGGTATCAAAAACTCCAAGAGCCTTCATAATGTATTCGTGACCCTCGCTCATATCATTGAAGATTGATTGCAAGACTGACATCGTTGCTTCGTCAATGTCGCGGCCTTCTTTGAGTGCCTTCATTGCTTGCCTAATGTGGTCACGGGCCTCAACTGTCGTTGTTGGATAGGCAGGATAAGTCACGACAGAGATGTCGCCATCTGCCAAAGAAACCTCGGTCAAGACTCTGCGGCTTCGGTCATCATTCCATCTTTGACGGATAACACGGAAGGCGAAAGACATTTGGTCAACATCTCCGCGCTTGACGAGTTCATAGATGTCGCGCCCTTCTTGAGTGTCGGCAAGGTCTGCTTCAAAGCGCAATCCTCGGTCATCTTCATAAAGTTTTAGGGTGTCATTCTTTGTGCGAGCTACTGGCAAACCTTCGTGATTGATTAACATTCTCACATCAGGAGTTTCGCTCAAGGTCTTTCTAAAAGCGCCCGCAGCAATGCTTTCCTTGAAGGGAAGAGGAACGCTTGAGTCACCAAAGACTGCTGCATATCCTGCGAGGCGCATCCCTGAATCATCTGCTCGCGCTTCTACATCTTTCACACTATAAGTGCGGCGTTCAATTTTCTTTGCCATTTTGCTCCTTGAATCGGCTTCTGCATTGAGGGCATCAATCTTGCGTTGCGCCCAATTTTGCGCTCTATCACTGAAGTTGGAATCTCCGCCCCAAATTAGCCAAGCCACTAGACCTGCGCCTGGATATTGAGGATCGGATGAGTCTTTGTTCTTTGGCGCTTGGCCGTCAACTTTATGACGAGCAAACCAAGGTGCCATCTTGCGAACTTTGTTTTCCGAAATCCGACCTGCTGCCATCTCTCGCGCTTCGCGCTTTGCAGTGTCGGTCAGACCATCTCCCCCAAAACCTTCTCGAACTAACTTCAAACCGCGCTCTGCGTTTGCGCGAATGAATGCGGGAACTGTCAAATCTACTTGACGAACTTCTCCACCAGGCTCAATGCCTTCTGAAATACTGACTGCGATCATTTGTTCAATGGCATCTTCCTTGGAATCGTGGCAACCGATTGTCGTGTAAGAGCCATCAGGCTCTTGCTTGACTGTCGCCCATCCTTGGCAATCGCTTTGCTTGTCAGAAATTAGATATGGCATAGGTTCCTAAATTAGAAGCAGAACTTCTGAATCATCTTCTACAATGGAGAAGGCAATCTCCGACATCGCACTTGCGGTGACTGCGCCGAGGCTTGCCACTGCTTGCGCAAGAATTGTGGAGATTGGCACTTCTTGAGGTGGGATGGGAATTGGAAAATTAGGTTGAACGAAGCCGTAACTTGATTCGGGAACGCTCTTTGACTCAGGTTGCGTGTTTGCATTAGCAGAGAGGCCACCAAGGTTTGATTCCATAGTAACGAGGTGCGTGACTAATGAAGTTCCGCTTGATGATATGCCACCAAGGTCTGAATCAGCCGAAACTATAACGACAGGGCCAAGAAGGTCTGTGTCTAGTATTCCAAAATCAAGAAGGAATTGAGCTGGCATCTTATGAAGCCAAAGTTAAAGAAGCAGTCAGAGAACCGCTTGAGATTGTGTAAGTATCACCCGCAGTATAGGCATTACCAGTGATAGTGCCACTAAATAAGAAATTACCAGCAGTGAGATTATCCCAAGCAGAGAAATGAGTAGCATCTTGAGAGCCAGCAATGTTTGTCCAAGTGATGTCGGCATCAGATGCAATTGCACCTGCCGAGGCAGATGAGAAAGTTGCTTCTTTGCGAGTTGTTTCAGTTGCAGCATTGGCAGTTCCATTCGCCCCTGGCTCGCCCGTGTGGAGTTTGACATAGACATTGGCTGCTGAGTAGGAGGTGGCATTTGCCACGGCATCAAGGAATTTGTTTCCTAGATAAGAACTAAGACCTGTCGCCATTATTCATCCCCCTCAATAAACTCTTCAATAACTTCTGAGATTCTGCCTTCGCCATCGCGGATGACTTTCTTTCTAACCTTGCGCCTATCAATTTGATTTGTGACCTCAACTGTTGGCGAGGCAACATTGACAGTTGGCGATTCAACGCGAATCTCAGGTGACTCAAGCATCACCATTGCAGGCTCGATGTTGACATTTGGTGCTGCAACATTGACGACAGGTTCAGGAACATTGATTGTTGTTCCTTGGTTGCGAGCATCTCTGACATCGTATGCAGCAGCAGGATCATTAGGGTCAATTTGAGAGATAGGTTGGAGCTGAGAACTTGGAACGCCTGTGTGTGCGATAGGAACCATCTCAACCGCCTTCAAGACTTCTTCAGGGTCAAAGCCAACCTGAACCAACTTGCTTACAATGTCGGCGCGTAGATTTAGGCCGACATCCTTAGCATCAGAGGCATCGATGTTCTGCAATGGAACGCGGAACTGATCGCCTGCCTCGCCAATTGGTGCTAGGTCTTCGACAGAGCGAACATCGTTCAAAGATAAGAAACCTTCGCGTAGTCCTTTTGTGTAAGCATCATAGCGTTCAATTGTTGTGCCACGAAGCAAGGCATCAAGATTGAACTTGATAAATCCATCAGGCTCAGGCAACAAATTAGAGAAGCTCTGTTCTAGGCGCTCAAGTAAAGGGCGCAAACTGTGTTGAACGAATGAAAGATTCTGCGCTTCAACAGATGCAAACGACATT